ACTAACTTCTCACGAAGTGCTTCTAAATCTACGAGTCCATAACTATGTAAAAAACATTTCAAGTTCAATTTAACTAAATCTGAAATGTTTAATCTGAGTGATATGTCTATCATCTCATCGACTGTCTTTCCGAGTGCAAATAACACCGCGAGTATGGAACCCGCGGATGCACCCGAAATTTCTTGTACATCAGTGAGACGTTTTTCTATATTTTTGAGATACCCTAACATGGCGTAAAATGCCATAGCACCTGGACCGATTACCAAATATTTCATCGGTGGTCACTTAATAGTACTTAGGAAATTGCTTTCGCAAAAGAGCGAATACGAGCGCGAAAACCACGGTGTGTACTATCGCAGACGCTGGGCTAGTCTGTCCCGACATGTAGACACCCTTCGAGCCTGGTGGCAAAGTGAGCAACATACCTGGGCTCAAAGCCAAGAACAACACAGTGGTCACGATGAGATCGGTGCGCGTGAGAACGAGACCCATGGCCTTCGCAATCAACGAGTAGACGAGGAAGAACACGAGCGCATGGAAAAGAACAGCGGTTCGACCAGTGAGACCATCACGGAACTTGATACTGGTACCATCAGTGCGGAGTAAGATACCTGGGCTGAGCGCGAGGAATAAAGCGGCTGGAATAGAAACCTTTTGTGGAAGCATGTTTACTTTGTATATATATTATAATTCTATAGCTCTATTGTCTGAGAACTGATAACAAAATTCGATGAAGTCGTGATACTTGGCATCTTTGAGAATGTGATGTCCGAGTGCTCTATCACCTAGATACTTTTGTAAGAGTTGCCACATCCACCAAAGTTCGTCATCAAAATGTCCTCCCCAATCATCTATGTGAAGAGGGCGGTGCATTTGCATTTCATACTCTTCATCATCACTATACTCATTATCACTGAGTCGCTCTGTAGCGTGGACGTATTCATTCCAAACCATTATTTACGTTCTCTGATACCCGTAAGTGAAAGAGATGTAGATTCTTTTACTGGTAAGTTATCGAGTACAGCCTTTAACACACTTTCAGCCTGTTGCTCGTTACCATTGAAGTAGTTCACAAGACCTTCCATTAAAGTGGTCTTGGTAAGTCCCGTCTTTCTGGCACTTTTACGAACTGAAATCTTACCTTTCTTGAGGTTAATAGCGTCGAGACCGTTATCCATCATGAGCTTTTTCACTTGCAATTTGAGGGACTTTTCAGCCTGGACGAGGATCTTTATATCTTCTCTGGCTTCTGTAATTTGCTTGTTTAATTCAACCAATTTAGAGACGCTGTTTGAGAGTTCGTCTGAAGGAACTTGAGACATTTATATATAAATAATACGTTATTCTTTAAGTTTATGCGCACAAACTACGTTGCATCGTGTCGGGTGCAATAGTGGAGTTATTCCACACAAAGGCATCTTTGGGGTTTGGTGGGTCAGCACGAATTTGTTGGTTCGCGTTACGAAGGGCACCGCCGATGGTTTCTGGGTAACCAGTTTGTTGGCGTGGCTCAAGGAAGTTTTGTCCGGAGAGGATGTCATCTGGGGCAAACTCACCGAAATCCTCCTGAGGCGCAACTTCACGTGGCAACAAAGAAGAGGCAAGACCGGTACCCGCCTTCATTTCACAACCAATCCCGGCTTCCGCCGATGGACCGACGGCATCAATGCCACCGATACCGGCATACTCCGAGTCCTTCACACTGTAGGTGGAACGGTTATTGGTAACCATGAGGTAAATCACAACCACAATCGCGAGACCGATGATCGCTTGGCGTGGAGTGATCTTTTTCATCTTCATCATCTTTTATATATAGAAACAATTTTTTTATTCATCGTCTTCAATCACAATCTCCTCTGGGTAAGCCTCGACTTCAGGTTCTGGCTCTGGCATCGACTCCGGTTCCGGTTCCGGGACAGGTTCTGGTTCTGGTTCTGGTTCTGGATTTAATTTCACCTGGACCAAATTCCACGCCGGGCCGAAGGCTTTCTTCGCGAACCAGAGACCGGCGTATTCAAGCATGATGGTGCACATCGTGCCTGGAGAAAACGCTTCAACCTGAATGACTTGCTTCGCGGCGTCGAACACCTTTGTAGCTGGAATCTTATCCGCTGAGATGGTGTCTTCCTTCGTATAAACCTTATTGATTGTTTTCTCAGTCAACTTTTTACCGAACCACGTTTCACTGTTTTCGACCGCCGACACCAAGTTTTGTGCGTGAATGGCATCAACCTTATCGATACCCACTGCGTCAGTGAGGTCGAACGTAACTTCACCGGAAACATCGTCGACGACCTTCACATTCTTCACCTGAACGTAACACCTTTTTTGGTCTTCAGTGAGTGCCTTGACGTGATAGAGACCATCTTCGCCTTTCGAAAGAGATCCGTAAATCATTTTATATATCATATACGGTTCAAATCTTTAACCCCTATAAACGGTATCATAGCCGATTTTCGTATAATAGGCTTTGGAACCCATGCATCTCTAGATGATTTGAATCCATAAAGAGTTTCTTCTAGTTTTATTTTTTCCGGTAACGGAATGGGACGTTTTGGCCTGTAATTGAATTCATTTTTCACATAATTACTCGATTTATTCTTGACCCAATCTAATTCTTCTGTGTTAAAACGCATATTACCCTGTGTTTTACTAAATCCAGATACATTTCCCATGTTATGTGATGCTTTTATACCGTATACGTACTGTTTGGATAGTTTTTCTGGATCTGGAGTTGTCGTAAATGTAGTGTATTTCTTGGGGTTCACTTTTTTAGCATTTGACATTTTCACGTTACGGAATGTGGTGTGTTTTTTAGCAGTCTTCTTCAGTGGTATGCCTACCTTTTTCATGATATCTTCCATTGAATCACTTTGAAGAATCTTTCGTTTGGTGACGAGGCGGGCGAGTTTAATCATTCGCCGACGGTCTTTTTCTTTCTTTTCGGGTGCTCTGAGTCCCAACTTCTGCATGGTATACGAATCTTCAATGAGAAACTTCTTAGATGCGAGTTTGATGTTATCAAACTTACCGATAACGTACTTACCCGTGATTTTGAATATGTCGAGTGCCTGCACTTGATCATCTCCAACCTCAAATCCAAATTCGCCCGGACGCATGAATGCGATATCGAGTATGCCACCCATGTTGATTGGTTCGATGCGACCAGTCTTTGGTGAGTACACGCGAGCTTTCATGTCGAGTGTGAAAAGCTCTATGTCTGCGAGTGTGTCTGGTCCCTTTTTTGCGTCCTTTTTCTTAGGAATGAGTGTATATCGACGTGTGACGTACGGACCTTTATTCGCAAAACCAAGACCTATGAACTTACCTGGTTTTCCGCGTCCTTCGTACACGAGCTTTGCAAACCGTGTATTCACTCTCTTCGCGATCTCACCGAGTTTGTTCCATAACAAAAGCTTGATCGCTTGAAGTTTTCCAAAAAACTTAGCGTCTGGTTTTATTCTGGGTGTAAATTTGGTGTCTATGTCGAGAGTCATGATTCTCTGGGTTGGTTCAAGGTATGAATTTACGGCGTCTCCACCAGATAAAATGAGATCACCGACTGGATTCAAAAATTCTGTGAGTTCGTCAATGATAGCGTATAATTCGTAACGAAGTATGTCAGTGAATATAACGCTCGCGAAGTCTTTGAAATCTTCATCCTTGTGGAGGCGGTGCACTCTCGCCCTGAATTTGGCGACATCATCTTTATCATAGAACTTCTTGAGAACAGGATCGTTATGGAATAATTTTTTTGTCCTGAACCTATTTATGACCCCAGCTGAGTACTCTGTTTGGTCCATGTTATTAATACATCACATAATATTTCAACAAGCTTAAAGATGTAATACCTAAGTAAAACATAAAACGAGATGTCTTTTGAAACTGTCCTCACCGAAATTGCTGCTCTCCGTAACGACGTCAAGTCCTTGACTAAGATTGTTCGTAAGATCAAGGCCAAGCAAGACGACCCGGACGGAACCAAGGCTGCTTCCCGTGCGAAGAATAACGGCTTCAACCGAGAACAAGCTATCTCCCCAAAGCTCCGTGAATTTCTCGGTGTCGAAGAAGGGAAGCTCGTGTCCCGTTCCTTCGTTACTCGTGCAATCAATAACTACGTCACTGAAAAGGGTCTCAAGCACCCAGATAACGGTCGCGTTCTTGTTCTTGACGACAAGCTCCGCGCTCTTCTTGACCCACCCGCGGACACGCAAATTACTTTCTTGAACTTGCAAAAGTACTTGAGTCCACACTACACCAAGGTTGAACAAACTGCTTAAAAAAATATACACTAACAATATAAAATGTTAATCGACAAGGAAACCGTAGAAACCCTTGTTGGTACAAAGATATCTAAGATAGATTTGTACCAAAAAGCATTTACACATAAATCTGCATTGAAAGAAAATGAAAACTTGGAATCTTTTGAGACTCTTGAATTTATAGGTGATTCCGTATTGGGATTTGTTATCACAAAGTTCTTATTTGACAGGCACGAGAAACAAAAGGAGGGTTTTCTCACGAAAGCTCGCACTAAACTTGTACGAGGTGAAACGTTGGCAAATATCGCGATGAAGTTGGAAATGTACAAATGGGTGCAAATGGACGAAAAGGGTATGCGAAACGAATGGTTCAAGAATCCTAAAATTCTGGAAGACGTATTCGAAGCGTTCATAGGTGCGATATACATGGATCTTGGTCTTCTACATGCAAAACGTTTTATTTTGAATATTTATGAGAATCCAAAACTTGTGAATATGCAGTCTATCATGGTAGATGATAACTATAAAGATCATCTCATGAGGTACTGTCAGACACACGGACATCCTTTACCAGATTATCGTGTCATCTCACATGATAATGGTATATTTTACATAGATGTATATGTAAATAACGTCATTTTGGGTCGAGGGTTTGCCAAAAACAAAAAACAGGCTGAACAGAATGCAGCAAAATATTTTTTCTACCCAAATTGTAACATCACACAATGATTCCCGTGTTATTTGTTGTTACCTGTATGTTATTTAGAAAAGGCGAACCACCAATTCAATATTCTAAACAAGCTTTGATAGATGAATGTGAACGCATGGGTGTATCTACATTAGGTACACCCCGTATATTAAGGCATCGCATTAAACGCTTAAAAGATAGAGGGATATTATGTTTAAGATGCACCCAAATGTCGAAAAGTTGATAAGTAAAACATACGCCGAACAGAGATCGCAAGAATGGCTTGATTTGAGAAAGAATATGCTCACAGCGAGTGACTGTGCCACAGCCATAGGTGAGAATAAATATGAAAAACCATTCGATCTTCTTCTCAAAAAATGTGGTAAGGGAAAGCCATTCACTGGGAATGCAGCTACAGAACACGGTAATAAGTATGAAGACGAAGCCAGAATTATATATGAACAGAGGCACAACGAAGTTGTACATGAAATTGGTCTAGAACCACACCCCAAATATCCTTGGCTCGGTGGATCACCCGATGGTATCAGTGAATCAGGAAAACTTATCGAAATTAAGTGTCCCATGTCACGTGAAATTTTACCCGAGGTACCGCAGCATTACATGCCTCAATTGCAACTGTGTATGGAGATTCTAGACTTAGAAGAGTGTGATTTCATT